TAGTCGTTCTAGATTCCGATCTAAATAAAGCAATGGAAATTAAATTCATTGATTGTTATCCAACAACTTTACAAGGACTGGAATTTGATATCAGTGATGGTAATGTCCAGTATCTAACAGCACAGGTCACTTTTAAATATACGATGTATAAGTTTATTCAATAACTATTGAGGTTATATTATGAAATTATCAGAAGTCCAAGAAATGTGGACAGGCGATTCTAAAATAGATGAGTTAAATCTAGGTAGAGAATCCACTAAAACACCAGAATTACATGCAAAGTATTTGAATATTCTTTCAAATACTAAACTGCAACTGCGAAAAGCAGAAGCAGATTACTATCGTCTACGGCGTGATAAAGGTAAATACTTTCGCGGTGAAATGACCCTAGATGAACTACAAGATAAGGGCTGGAACCAGTATCAAGGCCTAAAGCCATTGAAGCATGATATGGAAGATCGCATCAATTGCGATGAGGATATCATTCGTGCTATGGATAAAGTAGAATATGTTAAAGCCCTACTCTATCAGTTGGAGCAAATTATACGCTCACTAAATAGTAGAACATGGGACATTAAGAATGCCATTGAGTGGACTAAATTTACAAACGGATTGATGTGAGTGAACTAAAAGTTTCCAAGAAAAATGAGGTGCACCTGAAGGTCGACTGTGACCCAGGTATTGCACAAGAAATAAATGATTACTTCACTTTTGAAGTCCCAGGCGCACGTTTCATGCCAACGTATCGTGCTAAACTATGGGACGGTAAAGCCAGACTGTTTAATATATGGACAAAAGAACTCTACGTAGGCCTTCTGCCGTATCTCAGAGAGTTTGCAGAGAGACTTGACTACACTGTAGACGTTGACATGGAGCGCATTGGTGATCCAGTTACTATGGAAGATGTGCAGAAGTTTGCGGAATCTTTGAACTTGCATAGTCAAGATAAGCCAATTGAGACAAGAGACTACCAGTTAGAAGCGGTTAAATATGCCATTCGTATAGGTCGCACATTGCTACTATCGCCTACCGCATCTGGTAAATCTTTAATCATCTATCTACTAATGAGATACCATCAACAGTTTGGTCGTAAGCAATTGATTATTGTTCCTACCACTTCGCTCGTAGAACAAATGTATAAAGACTTTCAAGACTATGCATCACACACCGAGTGGTACGTATCTCAGAACTGCGCCAAGATTTACGCTGGCCATGAAAAATCAAATGAAGCCCCTATTGTTATCTCCACGTGGCAATCTATCTACAAGCTACCGAAAAAATTCTTTGATGAATTTGACGTAATCTATGGTGATGAAGCCCACTTGTTTAAAGCAAAGTCATTGACATCTATCTTTGATAAATGCGTCAATACGAAGTATCGCATCGGTACCACCGGCACATTAGATGGAATGAAGACGCACAAACTTATCCTTGAAGGTTTATTCGGTAAAGTCAAAAAAGTTATCTCGACTAAGGAACTCATGGACCAAGGCTCAGTAGCTGACCTTGATATTCATTGTATTCTTCTGGACTATACGGATGAGGAAAAGAAGGTACTAAAGACCTACACATATCAAGAAGAAATGGACTGGTTGGTTACACACCCCAAACGCAACAACGTTATTAAGAACCTTGCTACCACGCAAAAGGGTAATACACTTGTGCTATTTCAGTTTGTCGAAAAACACGGCCAAGTTTTGTATGATTTAATTAATAATAAGGTCGGAGATACTCGCCAAGTTTTCTTTGTCCATGGTGGTACAGACACACAACAACGAGAAGCGATTAGAGATATTACTGAAAAAGAAAAAGACGCCATCATCATAGCGTCCTACGGCACGTTTTCAACGGGTATAAATATAAGAAATCTGCACAACGTTATCTTTGCATCACCTTCCAAATCGCGCATTAGAAATCTACAGTCAATCGGTAGAGGACTTCGAAAAGGTACCGACAAAACAATGTGCAGACTATTTGATATCGGCGATGACCTAACATGGAAGAGCCGTAAGAACTACACTCTTTCCCATATGGTGGAAAGAATTAAGATATATAATGAAGAAGGTTTCAACTACAAATTAGTGAGAATACAGCTATGAGCGTGACCGTCCTGAGATTAAAAAATGGCGAAACACTAATAGCAAGTGTTCGTCTAGCGGACCCAAATAATTATTGGTTAGACGATCCTATTGCCGTCATTGCGGTTCAAGTCAACCATGACGGAGTAAACGGAGAAACGTTTCTCTTGAAGCCATGGATTGGAATTTCACCAGATAAAAGTTTTATTTTAAATGCCAAAGAGATACTTACCTCTTGCTCTTTAAAAGAAAACCTGCTACAACAGTATCTCTCCTACACGGGGAAATTCCCCGAGCCGGTAGAAGACATTGAAGACTTTGATGAGATGGAAATGCTTCAAGCAAGAATACTAAGAAGCAAAGGATTACTTAATTGAAGTTATTCTTGAAGAGCTACACTCTTCTTATACACCAAGAATCACCATATGTAAATACTTTTTTCAATAAAAATGTTGCCATATGTAAAAAAATGTAGTATAACAGATTATATCATGACGGAGGCCCTTATGGTCAAGAATAAAAAAAATAATGTTCACTATGTAGATAATGCTTTGTTTCTAGAAAAGATTACAGAGTATAGAGAAAAGGTTTTGGCTGCTAAAGCTGAACCAGACTATGATCGTAGTAAGAAGCCTCGTGTGCCTAATTATCTAGGCGAATGCTTTCTCAAGATTGCTAATCACTTGGCATATAAATCTAACTTCATCAATTATACCTATCGTGAGGAAATGATCCTTGATGGAATTGAAAACTGTATTACTTACATCGATAACTTCGATCCTGCTAAGTCTAAGAACCCCTTTGCATACTTCACACAGATTACGTATTATGCCTTCTTACGCCGTATTGCGAAAGAGAAGAAGCAACAGGCTGCAAAGTACCGATACATCCGTAATCTAGATGTCCATGATTTGATTACACAAGACCACGATGGCGGCGATTATGGGAATGAGTTCATTGACTATCTTAAAAAGACGATTGACCTGGTAGAAGACTTTGATAAGCCAGCAGAGATCAGTAATATTCCTAAGCGCCGACCAAAATATCTGGATAAACAAAAAACTATTGACTCGGGACTAGATTTAGAGTAATATGAGAACATCACTCTAATTGAAAGGTACATTTATGATTGATTCTCCAAAAACTAATGCTGCTGTTAAGTTTGTTTCTGATAACTGGTTCTCGCTGTTGATGTTGGGCGTTGTTTCTACCGCTGTGATTTCAGTTGTTAATAGCGTTGCTGGCCATCGCGAAGAAGTTCAGGGCATTTCGGTTCAGAATGCCGGGTGCATCTACCTCGAATCTTCTAAACTCGGTGAAGGTCAGCACTACATGATTTGTAACGGTCAAATTGCATTGAAGCGCCTTCAAGAAGGCGAAGAGCTTGATGCGGAACAGGCGCTAGAGGAAGCTATTCCTGATGTCGCAAATGCTGCAACTCCCACGTCGGATGCAGATAAAAAATAAGGTGTAATATGACCAAGGAACTAATTGTTCCTGCAATCGTCCAGCAGATGGTCGATACTATGCAGGACAAGGCAACGCCGTCTAATATCAGACATAACTATATGGTGACGGTAGAAAATATTCGTGACTACTGCGATAAGGCATTATCACAATATGCAAAAGAGAAGCGTTAATGAAAGTAACTGATCTTAATACCGTTCATGTAATGATTGACTTGGAAACTCTTTCGACAAGAGCCAATGCGACCATTCTTTCTATTGGTGCTACCAAGTTCACTCTTGGTGAAGGTATTATCGATAAGTTCTACTGTAACATCGATGCCAAATCTTGTAAGACCGCAGGTCTTCACGTTGACAAGTCTACTATTGATTGGTGGATGCAGCAAAGTGCGGCGGCTAGAGATGCTCTTCTGGTCGACCAACTGCAACTCGTGGACGCACTACAAAATTTCACTGACTGGATCGGTAGAGACAAGGTAATGCCATGGGGTAACGGTGCTTCGTTTGATATCTCCATTCTGGAGTCTGCATATGCGGCAGTCAGTCTGCCTTATCCTTGGCGTTATAGCAACATCATGTGCTATCGCACCGTTATGAATCTCATGGGTCTAAGCAACGCTAAGATCCGTGCCAGTGAAAATGATACGCATCACCATGCTCTTGATGATGCTATCAGCCAGACTAATACTTTACTTGGAATTCTACAGTCATGAAAATTGCGTTGATTACAGATACCCACTTCGGTGCTAGGTCAGATTCCATTCCGTTCGACAACTTCTTTGCGAAGTTCTACACGGAAACATTCTTTCCTCATATGGAACGAGAAGGTATCAAGACTATCATTCATCTGGGTGATGTCTTTGATCGGCGCAAGTTTATAAATTATAATACGTTGAAGAAATGTCGTGAGTATTTCTTTGATAAGACCAGTGATTTGGGCATCGATGTCCATATGATTGCTGGTAATCACGATACTTTCTTCAAGAATACTAATGATGTAAACTCTCTGGATCTTCTTCTCCGTGAGTATGAGAACATCATTACATATTCAGAAGCAGAAGAAATCAGATTAGACGGAAAGAATCTACTGCTTGTTCCATGGATTTGTTCGGGCAACTATGCAGAAACTATGGAGGTAGTAAAGAAAAGCAATGCACAAGCAGTATTTGGACACTTTGAGTTTTCAGGTTTCGAAATGTATCGTGGGCATAAAAATGATCACG